TGATGTTAAGGATTTGATTATTAAGTACATTCCACTGACTATTTGGTAGAATGTAGCCGCTCACTTCACCTGTATAAGTTGTATTTACTGCAGTGAAACCTGTTGTAATAGCGCTGTTTGAACTGAGCATTATAAACTCTGTTCTATCATAGTTATCACCATAAAAAGTATAACTTCTTCCTCCAGATGATAAATTCCGTTTAATTGTGATAGGATTATCAATTGGTAATAAAGAACCGGATGTATTAAAGTAAACATTTGTAATATCAGGTATACCTGATAATGAAATTGTTTCTATATCTGCAACTGATGTTAATGAATCATAGAACGACTCATACTCTAGAGATGATAGACCTTGATTAAAGTTAAAGTCTGGCCTTACATTTATAAAATTATTTTCAATAAAGTAGATTGGAGAAGATCTTTCATTTTTCGATCTAAACAACCAACCCTTAATAGTAAATGATGTGTCTGCAATAATTCTAAATTTATCACTATATGTTGTTTCGGTAGGAGTATTTAAATTAATAGTTTTATCCCATAAAACTTCAGATCTAATTTCTATAGAATTATTAACATTATCTGATACTGGCTCTTTCCATGTTAAAATTATATACGGGTCTGTGTATGGTACGAAGTTGGAAATAATTTGATCCATATCTTGCATATATCTGCAAAGTATAGACATGTTAACAGTCAAGTTTACTGGTGTAGGTGTTCTAATAGCTGAAGCAGAATTAGCATTAGCATAATTTTCAAAATTATCAAGCTTATTAAACACTCTTTCTGTATCATATGATACGCTAGCTAAATTAATAGCAACAACTGGAAGCTCTATATTCTTAGCTTTGTTAACTATATCATGCATTATTCGCTGCTTAGGAGCGAACACATATCTAACACCGATTTCCTGCCGCGGGTTATTATTTTTGTCATAGCGCTTAATAACTGTGTCATCAAAAGCTGCTACAAACTGCGTTAAGAGGTCCTTAACTTCAAAGTTGTAGGTGTAATTAACCATTGTATATATTTAATGCTTAAACGAATCTTTCGAGGAAGTATTTTGGTAACTTATGTTTAGACCGTAAAATACTATCCACAATAGTACCATCCAGTATATATGTAATGCATGTATCCTTTTTAGATCTAACACCTCTTCCGCATGATTGAATCAACGAGCATAACATTTTATTTTGATACCAATCAAAATCATTTTTCATCATTCGTTCAATTCTAACATCCTTAGTAGGTAAAAAAGGAGCTTTAATAATTATTTGAAACTTCGCTAGATCTCCTTTTAAGTCAACGCCATACGACATAGACGGTGATACAAGCACAGTTGGATCTACACTAGCCATATGCTTATCTAGAATATCTTCATTCTTAATACCAGGCTCGCGATATAAAAATCTATCTCCATATAACATAGTACCTAATTTAGCTGTAATATTATTATTTTGAGAGTGAATAATACCTTTATCGTTTACATGATGATTACATATTTCTGCTACCTGTTTAATAATACGAGGGAGGTACTTATCCATTGTATGATAGTTTAACTTATACTTTGGATTACAAACAATAGGAGCCTTTTTAGGGTCAAACGTCGATTCAGCTTCGACATATTTATAGTCTTCAATTCCTAAAGACTTACAAAAATTATCTGGATCAATAATTGTAGCTGACATTAGGATTACCTTATCAGCATAATCAAATAATCTATATGCTAACTTATTAACCTTAAGCGGCATAAATGTAATTCCTGTAGCATCCTTTTCATAAACGTACTCAGACTCTTGCCACGAATCGGTAACTAACCCGACTTTACTTTGCAAGTTCATTATACGTTGCATATTAGTAGTAAGATCTAGGATAGCCTTTTTATTATTTGTTTTCTTGACAGCAAGAATATCTTTAATCTCTTCTATTTTATCGGTAAGATCGATTTGCAGCTCCGTTAACCATTTAACTGCTGGCATTCGTTTAGTTAATGGTCTAATATCAACATCCATTCTTGCAAGAAACTTGTAGTCAATTTTACAAGTAAATTCTTTAACTAACTGATCCTCTAACTCTGACGCTTCATCACAAATTAAAAACTGTCTCTTCTTAAGATGGTTAGGTAGAGCGAAAAACATATTATAGTTTAAAGTATTAAACTGCGATACTAAAGCTTTATTTCTTGCTTCATAATATGTACACTTATTTTTAGCCCAGCAATCCGCTTTTAAATTAGCAGAATGTAGGCATGGTGCTACGTCAACAGGATAACGCTCATCTATTGCACATTGATAATTTGACTTGCCTTTAACAATTGCAGTATCTTTAAATAACTCTTTATACTGATCTTGTAATGCTTTTGTAATAGTCAACGCAGTGCAGCCAAACGATGACATTTCATCACACTCATCTTGGTATGTATAACCACCCTGCGTGCGCTTATAAGCAGCATATGAAGTAACTAACTGACGAAACTCATCAGGACTTTCGTCAGCAACATTACCCAATGTTTTTGATATAAAGCTTTTACCACTTCCTGTAGGCGCGTTACATACTACAAATTTGCTACCTGTTTCAAAAGCCTCATCAATACTCTTAAGGAGTTTAACTTGCGACGAATTTGGATCGTATCCTTTCGGAAACTGTTGCAATAAGTTATTAATCACCTATATCATTATAGTCTATCAACCCTATAAATCAACTTCATGTAGTGGCATTATATACAAATTTTCATTGTATATTTTAGACTTCTTTGATGAATCTAAAAACTTAACCTGCAAATCTAAATCTCCAAAATTAAGTAATTTACTAAGTTTGTAGCAAAGAATAGTTTTCGATCCTCGTTTAGTTATTTCAAACGGATACGGAATTTCATACATACGTGTCCTTACTTCATCCTCTAAAGTTAATCTAGCATAATGTTGTTTTATTTGAAAGATTCTTAGCTTACCTTTTCTAATAATTTTACGATCAGTGCATATGGCAACGTCTTGTAAAAGGTATGGCTTTATATGATTGGAGAAATTTTCAAGGGATACATTCATGAATTCATAAAGTTAAATTTTTGCTCAGGTGACATTGGGTAAATGTTCTCATTAAAATATTCCCAAAAATCTTTATCTGGAATTTGTTGAATTAAATCGCAAGAGTTCATATTAATAGTTCTATAATCTTGCATCAAAATATCCCATACTACTAAAACATTTTCTGCTGCTTCGTTAATCTTTTTTGGTCCGCTAGGCGGAGCGTAGTTTAAAGTAACCCGCCCGTTAACAGAGTTTAAAAGCTCGTAAGATTTAGTACATAGCATCCGCCTTGTAGGACCATCACCTGCTTGAGGTCGGCGCCGTACAAATCTTATTTCACATACATTTTTAAGTAGTAGTGAATCAAGAGCTACTCTTTGAATTATCATCCTTTACTTTGCAAATACCGAATAATCTATCTTCATTTAGAAAAATACCTCTCTTTATTGTAGAGCCATTCACATCAATATTAGCAACAGTAACGCCAAGATTGTTAGGAAAGATAACAATATCTCCTGGCTTTGTATATTCTGCTTTCGGTCCAGCAAGAATAACTTTAGCTTTACGCCAAGCTTTTGTTAATGCGTTAGTAGGTACGAAAATACCATTACGTTTAATTTCACCTGTGTCATTATCATCAACATATTCAACTAATAGGATATCATCAAAAATCATTGTAAGTTCAAACTCATCTGAGAGACCTACATCACCTTGACTATTAGGTGAGAGATCAATAAGATGCTTTTGAGGTGCAAGAGTGTCAATACTTCTTTGTGCCATATCTATATTTACTATAGGTTAAAAATTAATCAAGCATGTTCTTATATATCTCTAGCTCACGAACAGACATATTCTTATTCTTAGCAATCATCTTAAGTTGATCAGTCTCGTCTTGCTTCTCTTTATCTTTTTTAACCTTCTTAATGTAGCTAATACGTTTAAATTTTAATCGTGGTATTAGATTATAATACATTTTATATGTCTTTTGTTTATCTGTATCAAAGATACCACAATATTTGTTAAGAGTTTCATTAACAAAACCAACAGTATCTTTACTATACATAGTAAGCCAGCGATTAAACAAAAACGGTACAAATGCTTGTTCGCCTTCTGAGTCCAAGGGCTCAGGCTGCTTACTCTTATTAGAGTAGAAAAGTTTATTTTGTAACTGGAAGAAGTTCATTAATATATTTAGCGACTGATTTTGCTGTAAACCTATTATTATAAGTTTGTTGCTGCCTATCCTGTACCAATTGTAACATATCTAGATCAGATAGCAAATCCATAATAGTATTACCAACATTTCCGTCCCAGTCATCTACTTGACAGATAGCAGCCTTGTTATAAATTTTTGTGTTTGGCAGTTTCGGTGATACTACCACAGCACCACTTCTCATAGCTTCATAATGTCTAAATGTTTCCATACTTACATTACCAGCCGGACATACTACAACTTTAGCGTCATGGAGTTTTTCAGAATAAGCGTCAGCATCTAACCCCATATTAAAGCCTTTTGATATATTAAAATCTAGTTTAGGTCTGTTACTAGACGACATATTCTGAAAAAAATTAATTACAGGGTGCATATATTGTTGTCTATTTACTGACGCCATGTGACCTGCAAAGAATACATCAATTGGTCTATATTTTATAGGTCGGTTAATAAGTTTTTTATGCTTCTTATTATAACCGAGTGGAAATGAATGGACACTACTACACTCTTGGGTTGGTAGTAAATATGCCTTAAATGTAGTAGCGTTATCTTTCCATTCTTGAGGAACATTATCAGTCATAAACTCGTCTGCTAGACCAATAATAACGTTTCTCTTATTTGTTTTGAGTACTACTTTATCGCGATAATCCCATTCCTGGGTCATACTAACCACGTGGAGTTGCGTATCACTATCAAAGTTAAGCTCTTTAATAACTCCTTGAATATAGTTCCATTCACAGAAGCCTTTATCAACTCCATAATACTCTGTTCCTGTAATCATTATACAATTACTTTTGTAGTAGCTACAAATTGATCTCTAATTTCGTAATTAAAGTAATTGCAAACTTTGATCATAAAACTTTCCGCGTCTTCATCTGATAGCTTTGAAGAGTATGCAAAACCAGGGGCATCTTTACCTGCATCAATATTAAGTGCTGTATGACCAAGAGTAACGTTGTCCTTACTATATGTAATCGATACACTTACCTTACCTTGATCACGCTCTTCACCATCGGAGCCTGTGAACTTATCTATCACCATAAGATCATCACCTTTCATTGTAATAGGAAGCTTAATGTATTCAGAAATAATTTGCGCTACTGCGGTATTAAATAAACGTTGAAAAGAAACCGCACCCAACGGGCACATATTAGGAATCTCCCAGCAAAAATTAATTGCATCTTTTGACGAGATAAAATCATCAGTTAAAGTATCCTCCAAATCAATAAGATTGTCTTTAACTTCCATTGGAGCGCGAAACGCTACAATATTACCTACGGGTGAAACATCTTTACGAAAATATTCATACGCAAATCGGTTATGAATTAAAGATCCATCATATATGTCTTGTTCTATAATCATTACTCTGGTAGTATATAGTACTATATCAAGAAGGCAAATACTTAGTTACTAGAAGATTATCTACGTTTGTCCAGTATAAACCACAACAAAAGCCACTCGGTCTTATACCATATACTTTATGATTAGTTTTTACTTTTGTATATGCATTATCGTAAATAGCTCGGTTAATTATTTCTTCTCCAGCACCAACATTTACACCTTCTCTTTTATATTTTTCATAATTATCAAACATCTCTTGATAAATGTTCATACAATTACCACTACCAAACATTAAAAAATCAGATAATACAGCAGGGTTACCACAAACATCAGGTGAAAATATTGCAGGTTGTGTCAAATCATAATCTGTAATATCGATAGGTGTTTCAACACACATATCAAACCTTGTTCTTATAACTGCGTCATATTTTTTATCTGATTTATTTAAAAGTTCAAATCCTCGTTTAGTACTATAAAAAAGAGATTTGTGAGTTACCTCACAATCAGATCCGCTAAATGGTATAGGTTCTTCAATTAAAATATCTGTTGGTTTCCATAAGTCATATATAAAACTTTCATCTTTACTTTCGTCTTTCCAAGTGTGGATAAAAATGTCATACTCCTTAAAATCCACAATATTTTTTCTAAAAGAGTATATACCTATATCTACAAATCTTTGCTGACCAAATATGACAATCGCTTTATTCATTTTCAGTTACTATATATTTATCATTTGTATAAGATGCATCTCTAATCACAATTAAATCTGTGTTCTTGTGAAAAGATGACTCTGATACAGTATATGGCTCAAGTACAAATATTTCACCTTCACGAAATCTTTCACCATTTATTTCAACATCTCCAGAAACGACAATATTAATTTCAGTACTTTTTTTATGGTAGTGATTTTGCGTTGGAGCACCTTTCTTATACTTATGATAACCTACTTCAAATTTTTCCGTCTTTAACACAGAAGGATCAAAGTTGCCAACCACCCAACCATTTACCATATCCTTTATATTATACTTTTTCATTTGATTCAGCTTTTGTTATTCTTGGAATATGCCTACCACCATCAAACGTGGTTACTTGTAAAATTTTTATTATGAGTTCAAACATTTTTTTATCTACAGTTCTCGCTGGTATAGAAAAATAATTAGCGCAATTATGTCTTACAGCATGCTCAGCAGTATATTCATCAGATACCAATGCTGCTCTAATACCTTTATATTTATTACCAGCTATATTAACCCCCTGACCTGTTCGGCAAAATGCAATAACATGATCACTATAACCACGTCTAACTGCTTCCACTGCTTGCGAAACATAATCATTATAGTCACAATCTTTATTTACAAATGTACCATAGTCAACATAACGTATACCAAGTTCATCTAAAACCTTACACGCTTCATTTTTAATATCAAACCCGGAGTGATCTGCACAAATGGCAATAGGCTTATCACCAAATTTAACTAGTGTATGGGTTAAGAAAAACTCAAGCTCACTAGGAGTGCCCATCAAATGCATTTTATTAACCTCCTCAATAGTAATACGCTTACCATTTTCAATCATTAGATTATATAAGGGGCAGATATAAAATTCTCCTTTGGTGGTAATATCTTGATCGATCATTACCTTAGCATATTTTACAAAATCTGAACCTTTTGAGAACGTATACACTCCCACAGCAGCATTCTCACTTATAACTTCCTTTTCAGCAGTTCGTGTAACAAAATTATTGTCATCTAATTTTGCATAACTATACCCATTATTATTACTTTTAAATGTAAGAATAGTACCGTCAACCGAGGTATCAATTTTTATTGGGTCAAAGAACGGTTCAAAGAAAACATCTAAAGTATAAATTAACAGTGGATGATCATTATTAATATGATCTTCAGCCATTAAACATGTTTCTACAGACCCACGGGTAATTTTATCTAAAATAATAATTTTAATATCGTCACCATACCGTTGTTTTAAAATAGTATCGAGCGAGTAATCACTTACATGGTCACGTCGTATACAGAAAATAAGATTACACTCATCTTTATTATCAATTGACTCAAGACTTAAATCAATCATTTGCGTATCACCTACCATTATAAGTTGTTTTGGCATTGCATAATCAGCGTCTACAAACCTCTGTCCTTTACCAGCAATAGGTATTAAAATATTAACTTTACTCATTATTCTTCTTAATTAAATTATATGTCATGGAATGTGCAATTGCAACTGCTTCTTTAACAGGCTTTTTACTAATTAAATTAGTAATAGTAGCTGCAGCAAAAGTATCACCTGCTCCAAGAATATTTACACCTTTCAAAACATCTTCTACTTTCGTTGAGAATGTATCTTGCCCATAATATGTACTACCGGATGTATAATGTACAAGTATATCACCTTTAACATATTTACGAAGTTCTTCTATAGGCATCCATAAGTCTTCATCAGATATAAAAAGTAAATCTACATACTTTAAAACTTGCAAGTCCTTAAGAGGTTTCCCAGCACAAATATCTGCAGATATTTTTTTACTTGTTAAGGAGACTTCTTTAACAAAACTTAAATCGTTGAGCTGGTTAAGGTATAATATATGTGACCAATCCGATATTTGTATAAAGGGGGTTCTAGTCTTTACAGATAATGTAGCTGTCGAAGCTCGACGAACTTTTTCTTTATCGACATAAATTAAAGCCTCTCCTATTTCCGTTGGTTCTATTCTAACATTAATATTATTTGAAAAATTAATAAAAGCTTTCCAGACGTTACCTACGCTACCAATTGTTTCGTAAGATTTATTACCATCAAAAATAGTATCATATGTCAAATGGCCATATAATGTAACGTTAGAACTTGTCATCTTTATCTAAATTAAAAAATAACTCTTCATCAAAAGGCGGTATTATATTTCTACTTTCACATACATCAAATAACTTATCTAAACAATTATCTCCTCCAACTCTATTCAAAATATTACCGCAGCAATATTCCCGAATTGTTTTAACAGCATCAGAGGGGCAAAAACTATACCCAACTTCTTTCATAATATTTAAATCAAAAATATCATCACCTACATAACACATTTCATCAGGTAATATATTATAGGTACTTTTAAATATATTTATGAAAGCGCTTTTACATACACCTCTAGATGCATAAAAATCTATTGACCTATTTTTTGCAATTGACTCATTAATATTAGTATCTCCTGAAAGAAAAATTACCTCTACACCAGCAGATTTAAATTTCTTAATAGCTGAAAAATCTTTATCGCAAAACGTTTTATACTTTGCTAATCCTGTGTTATCGTAGTATTTTTTACCATCGGTAAGAACACCATCCACATCTAAAATAAGTAATTTAATCATAGTAAATAATCTGAACAAATATTAATATCTTTAATATTATATTGTTGATTGGGAATTGCAACAACACTTTTACTATCATATTCAATATTCATATTTATACTATCAGAATGGTACCATTTATAACCATGACCTGTTAATACAACTAACTCACTTTCATGAAAAAAGCAGTTTGTTTTTGCTTCTAATAAGTTTATAAATGCGGCATTATTTTTGCAATGCAACCACAATTTACGCTGTAGTAAAAAATCTATTTGTATTTTATATTGAGGTAAATCATGTCCTAAATAGTAATTACCTTTAAGATACCATACATCTGTCTCTACATTATAGCCTTGCTGTAAGGTTTCAATCAGGTAGTCGGGATGATTTTCAACGTCTTTATTTGGGCCATTTAGATTACCGCGATGTGATATAAACATTTTAAAATTTGTGCGTATCTATATCTTTATTATACTTATTGGCTGCAACAAAGATCATTTCATCAAGCATTGTTTCAAAAGTATAAGTTGGCTTCCAACCCAGCTTAGTTCTTAACTTAGTTGAATCACCTTTAAGGTGCTCAAGTTCCTCTGGTCGTTCAAATTTTTGCGACGTCTTTACAAACTTAGTATCAACACCAAGAGTTTTAAATGTATAATTAACAAGATCACGCACTGTATGTGAAACACCAGTTGAACAAACATAATTGTCAGGCTCATCTTGTTGAAGCATTAACCACATCGCTTTGACATAGTCTTTGGCATGCCCCCAATCTCGACTTGCATCAAGGTTACCAAGCACAAGCTCTTTAGCCCGATGCTGTCTAATATCAACAGCACCGTTAACGACTTTATTAGTTACGAAGTTGATACCACGCCGCGGTGACTCGTGATTAAATAAAATACCATTACTAATATGCATACCATAACTATTACGATAATTATTACAAATATTATATGAGAACACTTTTGCGCACCCATACGGACTTACTGGATTGAGCGGTGTAGTTTCTCTCTGAAAACCATCTTCATCAATTGTGTTGCCAAACATTTCACTCGAAGAGGCCTGGTAGATTCGAGCAGTAGGGCAAGTAAGTCTAATTGCTTCAAGTAAATTTAACGTACCAAGACCGGTCGCTTCAGCTGTATATATTGGAGCATCAAAACTAACACGTACATGAGACTGTGCAGCTAAGTTATAAATTTCATGAGGGCCACCCGCTTGTTGTAATACGCTAACCAGAGATGACATATCAGTTAAGTCAGCATAGACAAGATTCACTCGCTTAAAAATATGATCTACTCGTTTTGTATTATATTCTGGTGAAGAGTTACGACGAATCGTTCCCCACACCTCATATCCTTTATCAAGAAGAAGCTCTGCTAAATAGGAGCCATCTTGACCGTTGATACCTGTGATTAACGCTGTTTTCATTTTAATATTTTTTAATAATGTTACAAATTTGTTCTATTTCTTTATCACCCATACCTTGATGATTAGGTACATAGAAACCATACTCATGTACAATTTCCGCATTAGGATTGTTTACTTCCATACCCCCGAAGTTTTTCCACATAGGACTCCTTGTTAATGATCCAGCAATAAGCGGTCTACATGCAATATTATTATCTTTTAGTTCAGCAATACACTTATCACGCTCTTGTAAAACTACTGGGTAACAGAAACTAGAAACAAAGTCACCTTCACGTTGTGTTGGTGAAAATAAATTAGAGGAATAAACTAACCTATCGTTATAATTATGGAAGTTTTCATTACGAATTTTAGCAAAATTATCAATCTTATCTACTTGATTAAATCCAATCTTTGCCTGAAGATCTGTAGCTCTAACATTTAATCCAGGAAGATAAAAAGTAAATAACCTATCAAAATCCTTAATATTATTTTTCTCTGCAAGTTCTTTAGCAGTTGCTTCATCAAGATCTCTATCCCAACCATGCGATCGCATCATAAGAAGTAGATCGTTAATTTCTTTATCGTTAGTAGAAATCATACCACCTTCGATAGTAGAGATGTGATGTCCAAAATAAGTTGAGAAGAAACTCATGCAACCAAAGGTGCCAAGTTTTTTACCACCAAATTCAGAACCCAGACTCTCACAGGTATCTTCAATCAATAAAACATCATACGTATTACAAAGCTCAACAACACGATCCATATTTGGTACAAGCCCTAATACAGAAACCAGAATAAACGCGGCTGGTTTCTCTTCTTTAAACAATTGTTCTAGATGATGTAAGTCAGCAGAAAGATCTTCTTGGTTACAATCTACTACAAAAGTTTCCATCCCAAGTATAAGTGGTGAGCTTAAGTCAGTAGCCCAACTAACATCTGGAACAACAATCTTATTGTTTTTTAATTTTCCTCCAAACTTAAGAGCAGTAAGACCAAGCAAAATAGCGGATGAACCAGAATTGACAAACACAGAGTTGACAGTACCAAGCCAGTTAGAGAATTTTGTTTCATATTTTTTAGTAAGTGGACCTTTTGTAAGTTGCGGGATTTCTTCTTGAGTAAGCCAGTCGACTAGATTAGCGACGTCTTCTTTATCAATAGTATCTGATACTAGATTGATTGCCATACATTTATTATAAGATGCACTCAAGGTAAATCAACTTTGTTATTCACAAAGTTTTTAATCCAATCTTTAAGTTTATCAGTCGCAGACCAACCAAGCAGAAGATCTGCAGTAGTTGAATCACATAATGTTACAGGATATTCACCTTTACGAGCTAGAATATACTCTACCGGATAATCGCCAAACAGCGCAGCTACTTCATTAATGGAGTGATTGTAACCTGTACCAAACTCAAACTCCTGAGCACGGAAAGAATTTCCTAAGCAACGGAATAACCCATCTACAATGTCATCAACATGCGTAAAGTCTCTTCTTTGTTCACCGTCTCCTGTAGGTGTTAACGGCTTGCCTGCTGCATATTGATCTTCAAATATACCGATTACAGTTGCATAGTCCCCAGTCTTAATTTGATTATGACCATATACATTATAAAATCTACAAATAGTAGTATTCAAATCATATACAGTACTATATAACTTACAAAGCTCTTCCCCACCAAACTTAGACCACGCATATGGACTAACATACAACCCCACATGTTTTGAACTTGAACCTGCATAAATAACTTGACACTTATTTGCACGTGCATACTCCATTACATTAAGAGTACCTCCAAAATTATTATTAATACAACCTACAGGATCAGTTAATGACGGTTGAATACGAGCCATTGCCGCGAGATGATAAATTGCATCATATTTTTTATTGCCAGATGCTTCGATAATACCTGGTGTTGTAATGTCACCAGTAAAATAACTAACGCTATCTGCCTCGTTACTTTTAAGACCTGTTGAATAATTATCAATAACAGTTACATTATGACCTTCTCTAACTAATCTACAAACTAGATTAGAACCAACAAAACCAGCACCTCCTGTTACAAGGATCCTTTTCATAGCTCCTTTATTATAGAGTATTTTCCCAGATTGCAAGTGTATGTTTGAAAGGATTATCAGGAATTTCTCTTACAAGATCAATCATAAGTTGAGCAATCTCACGAATCTCCTTTTGTGCATGTTCACTATTACGAAGCTTCTGAAAGTTAGCAAAACTTCTCATGTTAAACATAATATCAGATTGAATTTTACTATTATA